CAGCGTCTTGATAGCTGTGAATGTTTGCTGCTTTTGCCGCTTTAGGATCTTGGAATGTCCAAGTTGGAATATCCAACATCATTCCGTAGTCCATATACTCTTCCATCCAGTTTACAACCAGTTCGCGTTTCTTGGCTGCTTTTGGACAATTTGGATCAGTCCAATCGCCTTCCCACAACCCTTTAGCAATCTGGAAACCACCCGAGTCACCAAGTAACCAACTATTATCTCTATCGCGGTTGCGTAGCATATCTTCTTTTTCGCTGTGCTTGTTTACATCTAGCTCTGCGTGTCCAGCTGAATAGAGTGCCCACTTGTAGTGGAACACTCCTTCTTTAGGATTAAGGAAGTTCATTGCTTCTACAGTGCCGATGCCTGCTGGAACACGAGTTGGTTCAACATATTCGCTATAACGTTGTTTGCCTATAAATGTAGCATAAAAGCCACTAATGCTAGGCAAAAATACAGCATAGTCGTTTTGTGTTTCAGTAAGATTTGTTTTCATTATTTCTGTTGCGCCGGTAGAATGTAGTCGTATGTCGCCATACCGCTGTCTACTGCAATTTTCATAGCACCTTGATCAGTAATACTCATTTTTTTATCACCGTCTAAGTTTAAAATAGCAAGTGTTTGTGCAACAGGCCAACTCCAAGTATGCGTCAACTTGCCTTGGATATCATGTTGGAACGTAAATGATCCTGCGTGTGTTGCTTCGTCGCCAAAGTAAAAGTTTAGATTGTTGTCTTCTGTCTTTACTTGAAATACTGCTTCTTCGCTGTGGGCACCTGACATAAGTTTCATACGTGCAATTGCAGCCATATTTGGTTCAATTTCAACGTCATATGTGTTAACTTTAAACTTAACACTCTTTAGTTTTTCTTCAATGATTGCTTTGTTCATAAAGCGATAATCATTTTCAAAGTCCCTGCCTGCATTTTCAAAGTGAATATGTGTTGGCATAATTTCGCCGTTACGTTCGGCTTGTACAACTTCAATTGTTGCACCCTCTTTGTATTCTGGATTCTTTAAATGATAATCTAATTTGCCCAAGTCAGGCATACCAAACGTACCAGAAAACTCACCTACTGGGGAATGTGTTGTTGCACTCATAATTACACTTCGATCATCTGCCATGCTTTCGATTGCTGTTTCAGATTCTGCTGTAACTTTAAGTGTTGTAATAAAGCCAAGTTTGTGTGTGTGGCTCACAATGTCTTGTAGAATGTCTTTCATGTTTTACTCCTATATTGTATTATACTGCGTCTATTTGTTTTTGTCAAGGGTTATCTTTGTGTTATAATATACTGCTGCTGATAGTGTATTTAGATTTTGATTTACATCTTGCGCCATTTTCATTAAGGCTCTAGTATCTTTTGGAAAGCAATAGCCGCCCCATCCTCTTATACCATCATCAGGATGTACTATAGTATGACTATGTCCAATACGATTATCTGCTGCTACTCCTGCTCTAACTTGATCATAACTTATATTGTAGTTTTCACAAAAATCATACATTTCATTAAAGAAACTTACTTTGGTTGCTAAAAAACTATTACGGAAATATTTTATAGCAATAGCTTCTTTAGGATCTACAATGTATTGTTTAATTTTAGGCCAGTTATAACTAAATTGATCGCGCCAGTAATCTGTATCACCTGATAATATTACATTATCTAATTCTTTAATATCGTTCATAAAATTTGCAGCTCTTAAAAACTCAGGAGAAAAACAAATTTTATGTTCAGGAAAGCGTGTTTTTAATTCTTGCCATCCTTTTAAACTTATTGTACTTTTGATCATTATTGGTGTTGTTGGGTTACACTCCTTAACTACATCATAAACATGATCCATGTAGCAACTACCGTCTTCTGCTGACGGTGTAGGCACTGCTATCACAACTGCACTTGCATTATCAAAGTCTGCCGTCATTCCTTTGGGAGGATCGTGTATAACAATCTCTCTGCGATGATTTTTAAAAAGTAATTCGTATGCTTTGCCAACAAATCCATAACCTGCAATAATCATTGTGCTATCTTTGCCTCCTGTAAATATTGTAAACGTTCAAAAGTATCTCTCCATCCTTTTACGTTAAAAACATTTTTCTTATTCAAACGATATGCTAAAGGCCAATCGTTGCCTCCTTGCTCACATCTATCGCCAAAAAAGAAAATTCTATCGTCTTTGTTAAAATCATCTAGTATCTGACTTTTATCTCCGCCTTTGCGGTATATGTCAATACCTGTTTCTCCGCCTACTGTTGCAGTTATAGTAGGAAATTCTAAGTTAATTTGGAAAGCAATACTTTCACGTTCTCTGTTTGATATATCGTGCTTTATATATAATTGTCTCTCTCCGAGTGTACAATTGCGTCCTACAATACTAAAATTTATTGTGCCTATACGCTCTTCAATATGATTACCTGTACGCAAAGGAAAACTGCTGGTGTTGAGCCAGCTGTGCATAAACTTGTATAAATTATTATCTGCTTTAAACGGAGTAGAACGAATATTAACATCTTTTTCATAGACATCATTTCCAGAACAGTTATACACTCTTTTACAAAGATTATATGTTTCCTTGCCAATCTGTTCTATAGTTTTCTCTTTGTCTGAACCAGTAACTAGATACACGTTATTTGTTGAGGCAAAATGATTTAAAAATGTCTTAAATTCAGGATCAATTTTTCCTCTACTAGGAGTAAGAGTTCCGTCTACATCAAAAATAAATCTATTCAACTTATTTCTCCTTTTTACTACACAATGCTCTTTCGCCTTGTGTAAAGGTTGAAGTAAGTACTGCTCGTTCTAATAAACACTCTTTTTGAGTTTTATAGTTATCCCAATATGTTATTTTAGGTTCGTCTAGTCCAATAACTGTACTAATAATAAAAAGTGTCCACATTATAGTTTTTCCTTGATCCACACACATTCTGCAACGTCTTCAAGTGTGTCGTACATACGCTTGCACACTTCATAAGGGTGAGCATAATTGCCTAGTTCTATTCCAAGAGCAAATGCAATACCTACCCAAAAGTATTTCATAAATCCTTCTCTAAATCCTTGCCAAAATGCTTTACTCATTTGTTTTCGCTTTCTGCTACTCGTTTGCGTAAATCACTTGTGCTGAATCTATGATCACGCTTGTTAAAATGTAGTTGAATACCTCGCTTGCGACAAATATCCTTGCCGCTAAACTCATCTTCTTTGTATTCTTCTCCTAAGAACCTTACATCGATTTGAAACAGTTCCAGTATATCCAACAAGTCCTGTTCAGTTTCATATGGAACAATCTCGTCAATAAACTTGAGTGCATTGAGTTGTGCATAACGCTCTACTAATGTTTGCACTGGTTTGTTTTTGGTATCTGGACGATCGATTGTAGGATCTGTTTGTAGTCCTACAATAAGATAATCGCAGTTTGCTCTTGCTTCACGTAGCATGCCAATGTGTCCAGCATGAAGTAAATCAAATGCACTAAATGTAATACCCACTTTCATATCAATTCCAATCAAATAAGTTGTTAAATGTAGTTTTTTGTTTTGTACTTTCTAAGTCATAGTCCAACACACCAATCAAGTTGTCTAGTTTGTTGTCGATGATAACTTCTTCCATTGCATCGCCGTCAAATGGCAGTTCTTTAAACCATTCTGGAATACGCAATTCGTCTGTGGGATACGCAACACTTGTATAGCCTAGTGGATTCTGTTTTAGTTTACAAACAATAACTTTCATGCCATCTACAATCTCTTGCGAATACTTGTCACCATTCATACGTTTTAGTGTGTTCCAGTTAATACTTGCTCGAACGTGTCCAGGCATGTTTGCTTTGCCTTGCTTTTCTTCTAGACGCTGATAGTGTCCAATCTTGTTTGCACGTTTAGGAGAGCCTTTTTCAAATCCTGGACGATCTTTAAACTCACGCCTAAACTGACTGATAGCTTCAAGTAGTTCTTTTTCAGGTTTTTTCTGTAGTACCATATCAAGCAAATCTTTCAAGAAATCCTGCATAAACACTGGTGTATCACTGCGCTTTAGATCCAATCCCATTGCTTTTACTTTGCCTAGTTTTCCATTTTCGTCTGTTCTAAATCCTTCAATATCGTATACTAATGCTGCATAGCGTTTCTTAGTGATAAACAGCCCAGTTTCNGCAACAATCTCTCTACCTGCTGCAATAACATCGCTACGACTCTTTGGACAATGAAATGCTTTTAGCATCATTTCTGGAAATGTCTCATTTGCTTGTTCACATACTTGATCGTATAGTGTTATTACATTATCTTTGGTCCACGGAATCTTACCTGCTGCAATCTCGTCTTTCAATACAGGATATGCACTAAAGTACACACTGTCAGTATCGCCATAAATGACAGCCTTACCAACATGATCATACTCGCCTGTGATAATCTTATTAACTTCAGCACTCATGTGTTTAACAATAGTTCTGCCAGTTAGTGTAGTACTTTGTCCAATACGTTTGTCAAAGAATCTACACCCGGGATTAAGAATAGCACCATACAAACTGTTCAAGTTAATCTTCTTAACCAGCTGACGCTTGTCCCAGTATTCAATTTCTACTTCGTTCTTAGCATCTTTTGCTTTTTTAAGATTCTTTTGTAGATCTTTACGTTCGCTGTACCAACGTTTTAATAGTCCGGGAATAATACCTTCAAACTCGTTTGTAAAGATTGTACCATTAGCACTAAGCATCCATGGTTGATGACTATCATATATCAACTTCCAAACTTCTGCTGCACTCAACACTTCTTCTTGCCCGTTTTCTAAATCTAATGTAAGCATTACATCACGTTTTTGTTCTATAACTGCTTCATATTCTTCGGTTGCAAAGCGTCCTTCCCAACTGCCTGCAAAACTCTTTTTCTTTAGTGTAGTATCATTGTGAATACGTTCATCACTAATATCCAAGCGTATTTGACCAACTACTGTTTCAGGGCCCATATTTAATGCACGAATAACACTTGGATACAGACTGTTCAAGTCCATACTACCAATCCACTCATGCACACCTTTTTTAGGAAATGCTACATATGCACCTGCGGCTGCTGTATTACCTTCGTGTTGTTTTCTATTTGGCACTTGCATACCACGTCTATGCGACTCGTTAACAATAGCTTGCTCAGTAAGTGCAACAGCACCCATTGTGGTTTGTAGCAACACAGTGTTTTCGTGTGCTAGTACATTTGCAAGGTCAATAAACTTTAGTTTCTTGTCTAGTTTGTCTAACAGTGCAACGTCCTGTCTGTTGTATTCAATAAAACGTTCGAAGTCGTTGTTGTATAACTGATCAAGTGTGCCTTCATATACAGTCTTGTTCTCGCCTACTTCCATTTCACCAATAGCATCTAGTCTATATGTGTGACGTTCTTCATATGTGTACTTACGATACAAGTTAAGATAGTCCATATGTACTCTTCCGATAGTATCATACGTTTCACTTGTCTTGCCAAACTTCTCATATTCTCTACGCTTGGGCTTTTGACCCCACAAGCAAAATCTACGTGTATCATCACTACTCAATACACGTTTGATACGATTAATAGTATACGGAACATCATATCCTTCACTGTTCCAACCACTGTGAATGTCTGCATCTTCGATAAGATCCAAGAACATACTCAGCATCTCGCCTTCGCCCTTTTCGTTGTTAGGAAATAGTATACAACTGTCTCCCCAACGTTCTTTACACATCTCTTGTGCTTGTTCTATTGGCAATCCTTTGGGAGGCATAGCAACAGTTACCAGCAAATCAAGCCACTGTAAGTGTACAGTGATAGCAGTGATAGGCATAAACGGATCTTCAACTGGAGCAAACCCACGCTCTGGATCAAAGTCCGTCTCAATATCCCAAAACGCTACATTCAACTTAGGAGCATCTTGATTGATGTAGTTTTCACTCAAACACTGGAAGATTGGATTGATATCGCTTTCGAACAAGTTCTTGCCTTTGTTGATAGCAAGTTCTTTTCTAAAGTCTTTGGTATTTTTACAAACAATCCTACTTAGAGTGTTGCCGTAGATACTTTTGTACTTTCCACGTGGATCCTCATAATAAAATGTGTACTTTGATTGATACTCGTGGTAATGTCTTTTTCCGTCTTTGCGTTCAACAACCCGAATAATATCCGAATCTCTGTCAAAGAATGCATCTACGTATGGCATGGACTCTCCTTAATGTGTGTTTAGTGTACACTTTTTATTTTGTTTTGTCAACTGTTAATATTTGATACATTAAGCGTCCGTGTCGTATCCTGTTGTAGCAACAATAGTTTCGAGATCTTCAAACTCGTCTTGTACACGACTCCAGTCACGTTTTTGTGCTACTTTGATTGCTTTGTTGATTAGCGAAGGCTTTACATTTAATTCTTCTGCTACTGCTTTCACAGTTTCTTTTAATCCGCCTTGTAAATCTTCAATCTCTTGTAGTACTGTTACGCCTTCTTTTACTAGACGTTCTAGTTTTGCTTTTTCTTCTTGGCCGTATACTCTATCGCTCATGCAATACTCCTTAATGATATTGTTTTATAATACTATACGTTTTTCTAGATGTCAAGTGCTTTTATT